CAGGCACTTCCATTTGCAGCCGTAGTGCCAAACCGTGTCCGCCCGCTCCTGCGTATTGGTGTAAGGATTGTCAGAGGACGCGACTTCGGCCGACCAAAAGCCACGGTCCACCAGTTCCTGTACGGGCAGTCCCTGCCAGTCCACACGGTAAAGTTCACCGAAGATGCCGGCACGGGCGAATATGTACGAGTGCTTATAGTTGACGGGGAGATTGTCAAACAAATCCAAATTGGGCAAACGCCCCAATATCATGTAATAGTTGTTCTGTTCCAAGACAGGCTTCGTTACTCCTTCCAGCCAGACAAGACATTTATCCGTGGTGGCGGACAAATACCAGTAGCTTTGCCTGTCCTCATTGAAGGCGTTTCCTCTTCTGGTAATGATCGTCAACTCTGTGGGAGGATAGTTTTTACCGCCCGGCACCTCACTGTCCGGGTATGACAACACCGAGATGGAGTTGGCCGGGACATTCTTGGACAGCACGCGCATCCACGAGGCGTAATACTCCCCCGTTGAAAAGAGGTTGTTTACAATCCCGTACACTATATCACCCTCCTGGAATGCGGTGAAGTCATTCTCCCAGCGCTTGCGCAATTTCAGGGTATAAGTTCCGTCGCTCTCTAAAGCCACGGACTCAATGACTCCGTTCTCGGAATATGAGGTGTCGCCTTCCTGTGCGTTCAGACGGTTATAGATGATTTCCTTGAACACTGCGGAGCCGCGTACCTCAAGACGCTCGAACTGACCGCGCCCGTCAGGATAGATACCGGCACCTTTACCGGCAATCATGGAGTCGATGAACTTGCCGAACTTCAATAAGAAATTTGTTCCGTCCGCTTGATCCTTACGAAGGAACATTACTAAGGAGCGCAATGCGGAATACACGTTACTATCCGTGGCCGGTGTAGAGTCATTCCTTCTTATCACATACACACCGCTGCCACCATCGCCCGTATAGGTCTGTCCCTTTAGGGTAAGGCTCTCAACCTTTTCCTCCAGCTCCCCGATACGAGAATAGGCGGCGGTTTCCCCGACAGTATATATAGGGGAATCATAAGCTAAATCAAGATTGAATTCAAATCCGATAACCCTTGACTGCCTTCCGTTCTCGAAATAAGCCTTGTTGATAAGGTTGACCTTTTGACCGATGCTGTAGAGGTTGTGAATGCCATCCTCACGGTATGCGTCATTTGACATCATCGTGCAGCCATAGGTACTCGGGTCTATCTTGGATTTGGCAGCGTACTTTTCAGTCTTTTCCTTCAGCTCCTGCTCGGCGGCACCCACAAGCCCAAGTTCGGTTATTTTCGTGCTGTCCCAGCCGGAAAGCACATATTCATCTCCATCCTGGGGAAAGAGCACATCACCAGGAAGCGGTCTGCCATAGTCCTCATTCCTGACTATCTCCCAAAGCTGTGCCTCAGGGTTCCATCCGCCATCCTCCAATATCTCCGGCTTTCCCTCAGGATTGAACTTCACGGCAAACTCCAAACCGTTGAGAAGTCCGGACGCGAAACGTATCCTCAGCTCCTGACCGGGGAGGATATATTTCTCGGAAAAGTTAACACCCGTGTCCCTAAAGCGGTAGGCATTCCATTTTTCCTCGGTGGTTGTGCCGTCCTCATTCTCCACCTTGTCCGTCACTTCGATAGTGGTGACATCCGACATGATGCCCGTTCTTCGGGGATAGACTTCATCGAAGATAACCACTTGTTCAATGGCTTCCTCGGTGGTCATATCAGGATAAGCGTCTATGTACGGAGTGCCTACGGGTAACATCAGCCTGCGCTGCACCACACCGTTCACAACCACGGTCTCGTCAATGGGGCGGTAGTCTGCCGGTATGTTACGGGTGGAACCAAAAGCGTAGATACGGGTAGCATAAGTGGACCGGGATTCTGACTGTGACATTTCCTGCACGTTTTTCCCGATCTCGAAATCCACCGCATCGCCGGACTCACAACGCCCGAAATGGATGATGTTTTCAGTCACCCAACATTCGCAATCCCATTTCTTCGCCATCTCAAAACAAGCGTCAAGGATGTTGATGTTGTCGTAACTCATCAACTGGGACTTGTTTTCGACTGTGGAATCAATGGAGAAAACAAAATCCTGTCCTTTGTATGTGTAACCAAGAGCTTTCAAATTTCTAAGGACTATACCGGCTTGTACGTCAAGCGGAGCGGTCAGGTTCCAGGACGCCTCCTGTCCGGTCGTCTCCGGGGTATATTTGAAGATTTTGTTTTTCCATTTCCAGTAGTAGGCGTCAAGTCTTAATTCGTAATCGTAGCCGGCGGTATTGGTGTTGAATGCGGGCTTCTGCAAGTCGCACACCTCGAACAATCCGAAGTTACATTCCACGTATGAGCCAAGTTTGAAATATATGGGATTCTCTAAGGAGAACTTTAACATGATGTAGTCCTCCTTCATCAGAGTGAACTTACGCTTGCAGCCTTCATTGATCAAAGTTGTAAGCAGGATAGCACCGGATATGTCTTTGATGTCGATTTGTTCCATGTCTTCAAAGTTCGGAGATAAAAAAAAGAGTGCCCAATTTTGAGCACTCACATACACGACAATAAAACCAATGTCGTGAATTAGCTTCTGTTTGCCGGATTTGGCTCGTTAAACTTGGCTGAAATTTTTCCGAAAGTTCGGTTTAAACTCTGTGCGTAAGCAACGCTTTTCCCAAGATAAATCAGATGATAAATCTCATTACTGTTAGCCGGAACTTGAATATCAACCACACCTTTATACAATTCTTCAAAGAAAGCTTTTTTCTTTGCTTGATAGTCAGACTGAGAATTACCCTCGATAGTGAACGAAAGAGTTATTTCCCTCTCATCGACTTTAGGATTATTGATTATTACCCGTTTCCCATGTTCAAGTCGGCTTTTGTTCTCAATAAAATCCTTCATGGGAGCGGATGCCCCAATAACATCAAGAAACCCCTCTCCCATTCTCACACCCCATGTTGTATAAGCGTTTTCGCCATTAATTAATAATTCATTCATAAACTATAATTTTGCTGTATTCTTTTTAACCTCTGCTATATCTCTTTGCATCTGTTGAATAGGTTTGACGATTGCCCCTGTATTTTCTGAAATCTGTACCAATTCAAGATAAGATTGTGCTATCAAATCCCGCGTATCATCAGCAATATTTCTTGTTTCCGTATTTATGGAAAGTAGAGCATCCGCTTTTACTGTTAGTAAATTAAGCGATTGAGATTGAATGATATTTTGATTCTTTATCTCTTCTCCTGCAATCTGCAATGCTGTAAACCTACCGTTCAACTCTTCGCCAGTATCTTGACTCATTGCCTGAAAACCTCTTGATGAAGAAGATTGGGAATAGGACTCCTGTGAAATCTTGTCATATCCGGTTGCTGCGGCAAGCTCGTCACGGAGCTTCATGGCTTCGTCCACATAACCCATGTATTCATCCATCAGCTCCTTACGCTCATTATTATCAAGCGTACCATCATCCTTCATGGCTTCACCGAATTTATCATACCATGTCCTCAGTTTGTCACTAAACTGTTCACCGATGGCATTTGACAGCATCGCCTGCATGAAATATTTGGATATGTCATCAGCAAAATCCTCCGCACTCTTCTCCATATCCATCAGACTGCTTATAAAACTGTCATACATGGAATCGAATGACATTCCGATCAGGCCCTCATAAAGACTGTCGGTCAGTTCTTCCAGTTTTCCTGCCTGCTCTATATAATCATCCAGCTTGTCGGTAACACGCTCACCGTAACCTCCCTTACCGGAAGATTCCATGATATCCCATAACCATACGTCCGACCGTAGAGCCTTCATCTGTTCGGGGGTCAGATTCCACAAGGAATCGGTGCCGGAGAAATCCTGCATGCCGGTAGCTTTTCTTGCGTGTTCCAGCATTTCATCCGTCCATTTCAGATAATGCTGCCAGCTGCCGTGGCTCTTATGATATCCGGCTTGCTCCTTTGCTATTTGCAGATAGTTTTTATTGACTTCCTCCTGATACTTTACAGCTTCCCTGTAAGATTCAACCGATTTCATTCCCTTGCTTGCCTTCATCTCGTCAGTCAGATCCTCGATGGCCGTTTGCAAAGTTCCATTCCTGTCCGTCAGCCTGTCTATCGTTTCCTGTACTTCCTTGGCGTTTCCACCTATTCCAAACAAGGAGTTGAAGCCTCCGAATGAGATTGCGTTCAGGATGTTTCCTATGCCGTTCCTCAATGACTTGCCGATTGTGACAAACAAATCCCCTGACAAGACATCACCGATAATTCCACTGACAGCGTTCAGAACAGCATCAAGCAGACCACCGACAAGATCACTTAATCCGTCTTTGAGTACGTCAATGATGGACAGAATCCATCCGACAATGGGAACCTCCTTAAGAGATTCTGACGTTTTTCCTATGACATCCTTGAATCCGTTCACGGTTTTGATAATTCCGCTATATGCGTTATACAATCCACCGGATGAAATCTGCTGCAAGCCTCCCAATAAATTTTCCATGCTTGCTTTCAGTATGGTGGCAGTATCAGTCACATTACGCTGGGCCTGATTGGCGATATCAGTCTGTGTCTTCACATTGGCGGATGCAATGTCAGCATTCTGCCGTGCTGTTTCAAGAGCGTTTGCTGCGGCTTGTTTCTCACTTTCCGTTCCGCCCTTCTGCGCTTTGGTGTAATCATCCTGTGATTTCTTTAGTCTTTCCAAAGCAGCTGTTTCAATCCCTATGGCATTGATACGATTCTGTTCTGCTATTTGATAGGCTTTTACATCCTCTCCAAGTTTCTTGAAGTTGACTCCACTTGTACCACCCAAAGACTTTTCCATCTGGCTGATGGCGTCAATCAATGATTTCTGGCTTGCCTGATCGGAGTTCTTGAACTTGTCAGTCCGTACATATTTTTTCGCTTCGTCCAAGGCGGGCTTTATCATGTCGGAAAACATGGAACCAAACTCACCGAACACAGTAACCCAATCTATATTGGCTTTTATGGCTTCTGTTTCCTTGTTCTGTATGGCAACATCACGTTGTTTCTCCAGTAACTTTACTTGTGCACTATTAACACCGTTTTCTTCCTGTGCTTTCCTTATTTTTTCTGCATACTCTTGGGCGATAGCCAATTTCTGCTGCTGGAACGTGCCATATTCTTTCAAGTAGTCGTTCAAAGCCTGTTGTTCGGCTTTCAGCTGTCCTTCAGTTACATCGGAAATATCTTTATCTCTCATACTTTCGGCATTGGTATAAGCTTCTGAAATTTTCTGTGCCTGCTTGTCGGTCAGCTTACCGTTACCGGCTTTGCTCCATTCTTCCTCCTGTTTTCTTATCGCATCAATCTGTTTCTGATAATCAAGGTCAATCTGTTTCAACTTCTTTTCCGTGCCTTCTCTCATCAGGTTGATTTCATCCTGTTGGTTCTGACGGTGAAGAGACAAGAGTTCTTCGGCAAGTTGTTCAGAGAGTTGCTCTTGCTGTTTCAATAATTTCTCTGCTTCTTCTTGACGTCTTTTCCTTTCTTCTTCACCAATCTTTGAAGAATCTTCATTCGGGTTGAATATCAAATCATTAACATCTATGTTTTGTGCTAATTCATTTTGAGATTTATTTAGCTCGTATATTTCACGTCTAAGTTTAGCAATGCCTTCATCTATTTCTTCGACCTTACCCAAAGCTGCACCAACCTTCATTTGTTGACCTGCATACATATCGGGATTCGCCTCTCTGTCTATTTTATTTCTTAATTCAATCTGTTTGTCAAGTTTTAGTTGTGCATTTTCCCTTTTAGCATATTCTTCTGTTATTTTAGCCTCATTTTCCAATATTTTTTTAGCATTCTCTGTCATTTTATCCTGTGCAGCCCTCGCACGTGCAGATGCAATAATCGAAGAAGTAAGTCTTGCATAAGCGTCAGCTGCCTTTCCCGTTAGAATTTCTTCTTCTGAAAGATTTTTGAAGAAATCAGGATATGATTTTTGTAGCTCATCAACAGCTTTTTTTCTTTCACGAATAGGCTTTGAAGCATTTTGAGTAGCTTTATATAATAATTCCAACTTTGTTATTTCGGATTGAGCATTTTGAACTCCTTTTAATTGAACGTCATTTAGTTGTTGTTGAATATCAACAAGAGGTTTCATGACATTCTTAGCATTAAACAGCCCTGCAACCCAATCCACCACCTTATCGCCATAAAGAGTAAG